CACCTTGGTTTGCCCCTGCTGGTTTAGTCAGAGGTGGAATTACAGGAGTAATTCAAGCAGAACAGAAACTTACTAGAACTAATAGAGATACTCTTTACAATAATAAAGTAAATCCAATTGCTACTTTTCCTGGCTCAGGAATAGCAGTATTCGGGCAAAAAACATTACAAACAAAAGCATCTGCTTTAGATAGAGTAAACGTAAGAAGATTATTAATAGAACTTAAAGAGTTTATTGGTAATCAAGCTAAAACGTTAGTATTCGAACAAAATACTATTAAGACGAGAAATAATTTCTTAGCAACAGTAAATCCTTTCCTAGAATCAGTTGTTTCAAGACAAGGTTTATTTGCTTTCAGAGTAGTAATGGACGATGCTAATAACACAGCAGATGTAATTGATAGAAATCAACTAATAGGTCAAATATTTATACAACCTGCAAAAACTGCTGAATTTATAGTCCTTGACTTTGTAGTCGAACCAACAGGTGCATCATTTACAGTATAATTTAAAATTTAAACCTATTTATATAAAATAAATTAAAACATGGCAGTATTATCAGCTTCAGAAATAATGTTCACCCCGTTTGAACCTAAAGTACAAAATAGGTTTATACTTAATATGAATGGGATTGATGCATTTTTAGTAAAAAATATTTCTGCTCCGTCATTTACTGACGAGGAGATAAAGTTAGACCATATCAATACTTATAGAAAGATCAGAGGTAAGAGAGAATGGGAAAATATAGATATGACTTTATATGATCCAATCACACCTTCTGGTGCTCAAGAAGTAATGGACTGGGCTAGACTTTCATACGAATCTGTTACTGGTAGAGCTGGCTATTCAGATTTTTATAAAAAAGAACTTACACTTAACATTCTTGGTCCTGTAGGGGATATTATTGGAGAGTGGATTATAAAAGGAGCATTTATAGTAAATGCAGATTTCGGAGATTATGATTGGTCAAGTAGTGAAGTTGTTGATCTTACAATGACAGTAGCAATGGATTATTGTGTACTAAACTACTAATAGTAAAAGTTCCCTTTAAGATCCGGCCTTGTGCCGGATTTTTTTTTGATTAATAGTTGGTAGAAAAATTTTTTTTCTTTATATTTATATATAATAAAGTTTTAAAACAATATGGAATTTAAAATACCAACTGAGGTTATAGAACTACCTTCAAAAGGCTTACTTTACCCCAAAGAGAACCCTCTTTCTTCAGGTACTGTCGAAATGAAATATATGACAGCTAAAGAAGAAGATATACTTACTAACAGAAACTACATGCGTAATGGTACAGTAATTGATAAATTACTTCAATCACTTTTAGTTACCGAAAACGTAAATTACGGAGATATTTTAGTAGGAGACAAAAATGCTATTATGGTGGCTGCACGTATATTATCTTACGGTAAGGATTACAAAGTAGAGTATAATGATGAAATAGTAACAGTAGATTTATCTAAAGTTGAAAATAAAGATATTGATTATAGCCTTTTAGAAAAAGGTGAGAATGAATTTAGTTTAGATTTACCTTCTACTGGGAATTCTATTACCTTTAAATTACTTACTCAAGGAGATGAAATGAGTATCGAAAAAGAAATAGAAGGTAAAAAGAAAATAAAAAAAGATGCTTCTCCTGAGGTAACTACTAGACTAAAGTACATTATTACTTCCATTAACGGCAGCAGAGAAAAGAAAGATATTAGGAATTTTGTAGATAATTTTCTACTAGCATCAGATGCAAGAGCAATCAGACAGGAATACGAAAAAGTACAACCTGATTTAGATTTATCTTTTAAATATCTGAATGATAACGGTGTTGAGGAGGACGCCTCTATTCCCATTACGCTTGGGTTTTTTTGGCCTGACTCCAGAGGATAAACCTCTTATCTATTCTGAAATTCACGAAATAGTTTTTAACGGCAAAGGCGGATACTCTTGGTCTGAAGTATATAACATGCCTATTTGGCTTCGTAGATTTACTTTCAAAAAGTTGAAAGAACATTATGATAAAGAAAACGAAGCTATTGAAAAAGCTAGTAAACAATCTAAGAATAAAAAAATACATAAACCAGCAATAGCACCTGATTATACAACTAAGGCCTCTACAAAATAGAGGTCTTTACTATTTATATTAAATACTACCCTGATGGCGAAAGACCCTAAAGAAGAACTTAATAATTTTAATTTATCTGCTGAAGATTTTATTCAAGCTGTAGCTGGAATGTCTGAAGCATTAAAGGAAAATGCTAAAGCTTTTTCAAGAGAAGAAGGGGAAGCTGTAGCTCGTTCGGTAGTACAATCGAGCAGAGCAACAAAATTAGCTGATGAATTAAAAGGGTTACAGAAAGAAGGTTTAACAGACCGTAAAAAAGCAGCTAAGTTTGAAAAGTTGTTTAATGAATATAAATCTATTCAGGTTGAATTAGAAGTCGAAGCAGTACGCTTACAAGTTAAACGAGAAACCTCTTCTGAAGGATTATTAGAAACAGAAGAAGCTAGATTAAAAATCCTTAAAGACTCAGTAGAAAGTTTCGAGAATTTTGAACAAATAGCAAAAGAAGTAGCTGATAGATTCGAAGATATAGATAAACAAGCAAAGTTTTTTGATGATATAGCTGATGCTACTTCTGGAATACCCGTTCTTAAACAGATTACTAAATCACTTGCTGATGCAAAACGAGAAGCAGCAGCAACTGGAGATAATACAAACTTTTTAGGAGCTGCTTTTAAGAATTTAGGTAAAGCTCTTGGTGCTGTTATAAGTACTACTCTTTTAAAAGGACTTGTAGAAATCAATGATAGGATCACACAAATATCTAGAAATCTTAATGTATCTACTGATGCTGCAAGCAAATTTAATAGAGAGTTAGTAAGAAGTGCCGGAGCTATTACAAACGTAACAGGTAAAGATTTACTTGAGGCTAATATGGCTATTGCTTCATCACTTGGAGTACAGGCAACAATAAGCGGAGATTTAGTAGAGACTTTTTCAAAACAGGTAAAACTTTTAGGACTCAGCTCTGAACAGGCTTCTTTTTTAGCTAATTTTACTTCAGCAACCGGAGAAGGTTCAGAGGCTTTTACTACTAGTTTAATTGGTAACGTTGCTGCATTGAACGAAGCTAATGATGCTTCAATTCAATATCAAAGCGTTTTAAAAGAAGTTAGTGATACTTCTGCAGCTACATTACTTACCACAGGTAAATTTTCCGGAGGAATCGCAAAAGCTGCCTTTCAGGCAAGAAGGTTCGGGTTATCTCTTAAACAACTTGAAAGTATATCTAGCAATATCTTAGATTTTGAAACATCTATTAATAATGAATTAAATGCTGAGTTACTTACAGGTAAAGAACTTAATTTAGATAGAGCAAGACTAGCAGCTATAACCGGTAATCAAGCCGTACTAGCTGAAGAAGTAGCTGAAGCTGCAGGATCTTCGGTAAAATTTGGCGAAATGAACGTAATAGCTCAAAATGCTCTTGCAGCATCATTTGGTATGTCAAGAGAAGAGCTAGCACAAATGCTTGTAACTCAAGAAGCTTTACAAAAAGTATCTGATGAGTATGGGATTAATTTAAATAAAAACCAATCTATTGAAGAGCAGATAGCTAAATTAGAAGAACAAGGTCTTTCCAGACAGCAGGCATTAAGAAAACTTGGTCGACAAGAACTTTTAAGGCAAGAACGCAACCAGTCACTTCAAGAGGCTTTCGCTGAAACTTTTGATACTTTAGCTGAATCTGCTATAATATTCGGTAATATTTTAAATTATACTTTAGTTCCTCTTTTGAAGGGTATAAATAATACAATTGACGGAACTGTTGGTGCCTTTGGTGGTTTATTAGGATTTTTAACTAAGATATCAGTAAAATTAACAGAAGTAGGAAAATACCTTTTAAAAGTAGGAAGATTTGCTGAAGGACCCGTAAAGTCGTTTGGTTTAATGTTTAAATTTTTAAATAAAGTTAGTGACACGGTTGCTAAGCTAGGAAATAAATTGATACCAAATCTTTTTAAAACTGGAGCCAAAACAGGTGCAAAATCAGCACTTAAAAAAATACCGGTACTAGGATTGTTAGTAGGTGCAGGTTTAGGTCTTGCAAGATTTATGAAAGG